TTAAAGTTTATCGGCGTGGTGCATCAGCACAAACTTATCCCACAACTGCTCTTCTGTTTCGACATGTGCCGGATCTTTCAAAATAGTATTGGGGATCGGGCACACCTTCTGGCAGGTTGGCGTGTCGTAATGGCCTACGCATTCCGTACACTTGTCGCTGTTAATCTCGTAAATGCTATCACCCATCGAAATCGCCTCATTCGGGCATTCGGGCTCGCACATATCGCAATTGATACAGCGTTTAGTAATTAGTAAAGACATTTCAATGAATTACCGTTAAATTATTTTAAAATCAGCAAGTTAAATAGTTTCTCTATCACTCTCTATTATTTACTTACTGTATGTTGATACAGTGTATTTAACCCTGATAAACTCAGTCCAGTAACACAAAGCCGCAACACATTGCATTTTGTCACGCAGAAAAGACCTGCATGTGTGAGCTTGTTTTCTGTGCCTTTGCAGATAAGGATTGAGAATGCCGCGCACTGTAACACATAAACCGGATAGCCCCAATAATGACGATGTTTTAGCCGCGTCTGAAAAGTGGGATGCCTGTAAACCCCCCTATACCAGCTCACACATGAAAATCTGTGTTGCTGCCGCCAAAATTATCCTCTCAGCCTCCGGCGTCGCCCGCCGTTCCAAATACGAAAAAGAAAATTATCTCCGCATTGATTTTAGTAAAGCAGGTAAGGTGACATTTTACGCTGAGTTCCATAAAAAGATGGGGCTGAAAGGTAAAAAACTTGGCGAATGGCCGGAACTCGCAATTCAAATAGCCAGAGAGAAAGCATCAGAAATGGCAGAGGGGGGGTTACGTGCTGAATCTGTCCACGCAGCTTTGGAAATGTACCGTGAAGACCTTAAAGCAAAAGTAGATAGGCAGAAGTTGAGTCCTGATAGCTTCACGACCTATGGGGTACGTATCGACAGAATCAAAGCAACGTTCGGAGAGCGTGAAGTATTCAGTGATGTGACTTACAGTCGGCTGGTGGATGTTCTGGATGAGTGGATCGCAACACGTTCCAATAATAACGCGTTAGAGTTATTTGGTGAGCTTCGTCGGTTCTGGAAATTTTGTGCTCCTACACTTTGCAATGGGCGTAACATTGCCGCCAGTTTGCCAGATGATTATGTTTCTTCTCGTGTGCAGAAACCAACCCCAACGCGACTATTTACGGATATTGAATCAATCGCCCGCCTTTGGCTCAATGTGGCTGCCTGCACCTCTATACACCAGAAAAATGCCGTTAGATTCATGATTATTACTGGCGTTCGCCCGATAAACATTAATAACTTGCGCTGGGATTACGTCAACGAGGATGCAGATGAAATCGTTTATCCAGAAGGCGTGATCGGTATGCGCGGGGCGATGAAAACACAAAAGGCTTTCCGCCTGCCGATAACGCCAGAGATCAGGCGGATTATCGACGAGCAGAAAGCCTGGCGCGATTCTGTTCCTGAATGCAATAAAGATTATGTGTTCTTGCAGCCGCGCGACCCTATGCAAGCATTTTCAAAACGATCACTTGATAAACTGGTGAAAACATACAGCCCGGAAGGGGCGGTAAAGGGTATGAAGCATGACGGGACAATAAAAGGGAAAGAAGGGGCATTTAATACGATGTGCCGTAAATTCCTTAAGAGCAATGTTATTGCCCTGATGAAGGAAAGAGGCTACTCCCGATCAGATAGAAGGGAAGTAAGCCTCCTGTGTCTTCACCATTCCAGCAAGTCAGATGACCCGATGGCAGAACACTACGACTTTTCAGATGAGATTTTGCAGGAAGAGATTGCGTTAAAGCGCGAGGCATTTGAGGCTCACGAGCGGAGCATACTCGCGCAGGTTGCGCTGCTAAGGCGACGGGGTTGAATGACTCTCGATGCCCATTAAAAACTATGGACGTGTCGTTGAACGTTATTTAAAACGCAGATAGAATCAAGAAAAATCCTAAATAAATGGAATATTGTTTATGGCTAAGAAAATCGCATTACTGGGCTTTTCTGCTCTTTTCGTTGCGAGTGTTGCTTTTGCTGAAACCGCAAGTAATTGGATTGAGGTTACTACAGCTGATGATGGCATTTTTTCAGCAAAAAGAGGCACATTTAGAAGTGTAAAAGGTGAATCATCTGCTTTGTTCATGTATCAAACAAAAAATAAAAAAGTTGAGTATTACAAAGTAAGTATTAAAGATGCCGACTGCGATAGTGGATACGGGGAGTTAAAATTCTTCTATATGGATGGGAGATTGGCTTTCAAAGGTGATTATGTTGCGGAAGGGAACAGCGTAGGCGCTGGTGTTGGTGATTTTATGTGTGGTGTCAGAAATGCTGTTAACTCACAAAAAAGTTAACGAGGGGCATTTGTTAATAACAATAGCCCCATATCAATATCAGGTTAATACTGGCTCCGGCATTTCTGGATAAAAGCCTCCACGTTACGGCGCTCATAGCGAACGACTTTAGCGCTAAATTTTACAGGGGCCAGTGTAGAACGGTGCCGGTGTTCTGTATTCCATTTACATAATGTTTTTTGCGTAATCCCCAGTTTCTGGCATACCTCGTCCGGAGTGAGGAGATCATCAGGTTGTTCAATCATTTTATTCCTCGCTGTTATCGTGGGTGATGATAAGCCGCTTCCAGATAGCTGAGACATACTTCGCTTGGTGTTTTGCATCAGCAAGTGCATTATGCGCAACCCCATCAAATGGCATATCACGCTTAGGGTCGAATCCTACACTTCTGCCTAGCGTAACGATGGTTCTTACGTCGTGATCATTCCAAAATTTCCATGGGCAAACCTGGTCTGCACGTTCATATGCCCCACGCAAAATAACGTTGTCGAACGTAGCTCCATTACCCCAAACTTTTAAATATTTCGGGTTATCAGAGTACTGGTTAATGAAATGGCTTAGTTCAGATAGGGCAGACGATATCGGCATCGCATCATCAACACATATTGCTGATCGTGCCTCTGAGCTTTGTCCCAACCACCACAGAATAGTGTCACCATCCGGCATCGCTCCCTGCTCCATAGCGCTTTCAAGGTTAACGGCGGTGTAAAACTCCTGACCCAGTTCACCGCTTTGCGGATCGAAGAACACGGCACCAATGGAGACAATAGGGGCATTCGGTTTTTTGCCCATGGACTCGAGGTCGATCACTAAATTGTTCATGCTATTTTATCCTGAGTTTGTCCAGTTGGCAGCGCGCACACTTCAACTGCTCTGCGGTAGATTTCTTTAATAGTTGTCCAGTCGATAGCCTGGTCCTCGTACCAATCGCCTCTTCCGTCGCAATCACTGCAACCATCACCTTCACACTCAGGACAGGTAACTTCGCGTGCGGTACTGAACTCACCAGACAAGGCCCATTTCGCGCCATTTTTGGCAGTCAGCGCTACAGGCATGATGCAGTAACCATCTGGCACAACCGGCGCAGGCTGCTCTTTGATATGCAGTCGCGGCTCACCATCTTTCGGCTCAGGCCATTTGCGCTGTTTGTTAACCGCCAGCTTTTCTACCATCGCCTGGGTAATCTGCTCATCACTGATACCGGTTCGACGTTGCGCATCCCATAACAGGAATTGCATGTCAGCCCATTCGCTAAGGTCGCCTGGTACAGCAGCAGCCTCGAGCGCTTCTTTGGAAAGATGCTTCAGCGGACCAATGGGGCCAACATTACCGAACGTCGCCTGTGACCATTCGGCGTGCTCACGGCGAATACGTTCGCGTTCTGACGCTGGCTGGGCGGCGTACACAGTTCTGGTATCGTGTTCCGGCGATTGAGAACAATGATCAAACCAATCTTTTCCGCACTCTTCCCATACCCCACCGCCAATTTCCCGGTATTGATAAACGGGAGCTGGCGGTGCGGCATAAAGCACAGGCTCAGCACCAAACGCTGCAATAGCCACATCAATCACCTTCACAGCATCAGCCATTGCGTAGCCGAGATTTCCGCCGTCGCTTTGTGCTGCTGCTTTGCTGAGTATTTCGCTTATCTGGAGCAGGCGATTGAGTGATACAGGATCGTGCGCCGGGTGGTTAGTTTTCATGGGTTAGTCCGTCCAGTAAGTAAGTTCTTCCGCCAGGCGGTCATCTGCTTCGGCTTGGTTAGGGATATCAGCATCGGTTTCTATGCTGGCTCCGGCAAAATCACGAGCACAAGCTTTGCGGTGTTTACGATTGCCCATGCCCCATTCTGGATTTTTAAGCTCTTTGTTCCATGCCCGTAGCATGAGTTTCATTGGTGACTTTGACATCTCATTCCCCCTTCACGCCAATGCCAGCGGCGCGGAGTGCTTCTATGAAAATATCAAGCCCCTGATTAAATCCGATAGCCTCATAAAACTGTTTTGTGTGCATGTCCGGTGAATTGCGATATTGGGGCAGCGTCACTGTCCGCGCCTCCAGTTCTGCTATGCGCTGCCGAGCAGACTGATAAGCATCGATAACCACGTCCAACAATTGCCCGTCACACAGCAGTTTGCTAAGTTCAGGCTTCCACGCTACGCAGTCATCATCCGGGTCCTGCATGTTGTAGACGTAAGTATCAAAGGCACCAATAAAGCGCCCGAATCCACCTTTGTCGTCTACAAGCACTTGCCAGGCGCGGAGAAGAAACAGTTTTTGGTTACGATCTAAATCCGTTCGGGATAGCTCATCGGCGATAATGCTGATTTCACTACCGTGCCAGCGAGCATCATTGCGTTGCGCCGCATGAAACAATTTCCAGAAATACTCGGTTTCTTTCTGGTCAGGGCGGCATTGCTTAATTGTATAGACTGTCATGCTGCGCACTCCTGTTTGTTAAGTGCTGTCATTGGGCTGCCTCCCAGCAGATTTGAACCGCATAACTGCTTTTCACTCGCTTCACTGCACCGAGAGCCTCAAGCTTTTTCAGGCGACGCAGCACATACGCTGTCTTGGTTCCCTTGTATTTATCGCGTAACCAGTGGGCGACCACATAGGTCATGCAATTGCCATGGTCACGAAGCACCTGGATGATTTCTTCATCGGTTGGTTTACTCATAGCGCGGCTCCTTTGCGAAGTTGGGCGGCGAAGTCACCGCAGATAGTTGCTGCTGCATCAAGACCGATTTGTTCGTCCTGATAGCAATTAATAATGGCGTTGCTAATTTTCAGGCAAGCCTCATCTACCGCGCTGGCCCGCACTTCAGCCAGAAAAGCGTCGGTGGATGGGGTTTTGCCAGGTTTTCGCTCAATGGCGTACTGAAGACCTTGAATGGCATCCACAATGCGATTGCTGTCAAGATATGTCTTACTGCGATAGACGTGCTTCATGACATCTGATGCACGCTCTTTCATGGTTGCATTCTCCGCCGCCAGCTCCCTGCACTTGCTCTCGGCGTTAGCTAGCTGTACTGCCATGTCTGCGTTTTGTGATTGCAGTTCAGAGAATTTACGCACCAGATACTGCGCATTACTCTCGTTGACTTTCATGTCACCGGGCAGACATTTGCCACGGAGAAAACCTTCCATTTCGTAAACATTCATGCCGTTTTCTCCTGACTGGCTTTTCTGACCAGTTCAATCCACAGCGGAGTTAGTATTTCTTTTGCCTTTGCACGGCTACTGGCAGGTCCGTTGAGCTTTACGCTATAATGGTCATACGGACATCTGATACCACCCCAAACCCAGCCAAGATGATTGGGTTTCAGCGAGTATTCGGGCATGTTTCCGCACTCGGGGCATCTTGGTAAATCAGATTGTTTCATGACGAAATTCCCGAAGAATAGAGATAATTTCAGCCTGCATTGCTGGTGGTACTTCAATGGTCAGCACTTCACCAGAGTCCTCAGCACATGAAGAAATAAGCTCAAGAAACTTTCTTGCTTTTCCGGCATTAAACTGAGGATTGGCGATGCTCTTGGTTATTTTTTTCTTACCTGCGGCTTCAGCTTTCTTCATCAGACGTGAAGCTTCGCGATCGGCATACACACCATGCTCGCGGGAGATACCGATGGCGATGGCATAATTCATGGAACCATCACGAACGAGTTTTTTGATATATGGAGTACATTCGTGAAGTTGAAGGTGTTGCAGAATATCGGACTCAGAACGTTTAACTTTTGCCGCTATTTCTGAAGGACTCCAGCCCTGATTCTGAAGGCGATGATATGCCGCGCCACGTTCAAGAGGAGTAAGCGCTAATCCTTGCGAGCTGGTTACCATGAAGGCGATCTTGTCGGCTTCACTACCGACGAAATCTTTGCATTCAAGGCGCACAATGTCGTGGCCCATTTCGATAGCAGCCAGCGCACCATGATAGCGGTGATGACCGTCGATAACCTTCACACCACGCTCGGTAACTTCCACGGCCAGCGGCGGGATATATTCACCGGCAATAAACGCATCGCGGAATTCTTCAACATGCGCCCGATTGAGTTCACGAACGTTGTAGCCTTCTTCGGCGTAAATTTTATCCAGCGGAACATTGTAGGTTTTGCGGGTAGTTAACCCGGCGTCTTTATCGTTATAGAGCTGGCCTAAACTGGGCATGGTTACTCCTTCATGTAGTGGGAGAGTGCTTTGCTATGCGCCCGCAGGGCAGGCGCATAAAACAACACACGGTTGGATTAAACAGAGCCTTCGTAGATAGGGAGGTCTTCGCCGAGTTGGCTTTCCATATCGGTGACGATCTCCTGGAATGCGTGCTCAACAACTTTCTTCGGTTCGATCAGCTCATACCAGAGGACCAACTGACCATCGCGCAGGCGGTAGCGGATACGTGCATCGACCTGGTAAGGAGAGCCGTTGTGGAATGGTGAAATTGCCAGGCTGATTTTTTCCGGCATTTTGGTATTACCAGAACCTGATTTTTCATCGCTGAACTGGAACTGGCAGGTACCATCAGAAAGGCGTTTAACAGACTTAAACTCAGATTTGCGAGTCTCCTGGAAGGCCAGAACCATTTCGAGCAGTTCAGTACCAGACGGTCCCTGGTATGAATCACTAACCGGCGCAACATTCTGAATATTATTTTCCAGGAATTCAGCGAAGTTGATCTGGTCCATTTTGCTGCCATCGTTGGCAGTCCATGATTTCCATTCGTCGGAGAACGGGCAGTCATAAACCGCTTTATGTGCAGCCCAGCTCGGATTGTCAGCGTTGTGGTGAAAATCCAGCACGGCGACAATGCGCGTTTTAGTTTTATCCGCGAAAACTACAGTACGTTCATCACGGAATCGCTGGATGTAAGCGATCAGCGAACCCGGAGAAATCAGGTTAGCGCTCTGACGAATACGTGATGGAGCCAGTTGCAGACTTTCGAGGGATTTGACTTCAAAGCCATCGGGTACAACAACTGACGGAATGTCCGTCTCGGTCTTCAGAGTTGCAGAGACCAGATCACGGATATCGAGCACGGCAGAGCCTTCAATTTGAGACATTGAATATTTCCTTATCAGATTGGAATAGTTGGTTCGGTGGGTATTACTGGGCCAGCTTGATAGGTGCTGTTTGTGGTGCAGGTTCGATAACCTTTAAATCAAGCTGTGTCTGCGCAGGATCGTCACGCAGTAGATCGCCATCGGCGGTTGCAAACATGATGGTATCGGCGCGGTCCAGTTCAGGGATGGTTCGGGTTACTTTTGGCGTGACCTTCATGGTGTTTTCGTCACGGGTATTCAGCATGGCGCAATTGAGAGTCAGCGTAACCGCACCTTTCTTGCCAGTTTCGCGGACTGCTTTAATCACTTCGGCCAGCGCTTCGGTCAGTTCAGCATCCAGTGTGCCTTTATTGATATAAGCCAGTTGCTGGCTGAATGGTGTGGTGTTCTTTGTTTCTGACATAGTTATCTCCAGTTATAAACGAGGATCGCCTTTCTGAGTGAGTAACCTGCATAACCAGCTACGCCGCCAGAAATTAGCGATTGTTTTTGGATTACGAACAGCCTGCACACCACGAGTGACGCGCATCAGGTCGCCGTAGTAAAAATTAACGTTACGGAAGGTCATATAAGTCACCATTTGATTAGGTATCCGGCAGGAGTTGAACCAGCGCTGGGTATGGAGTCCCAGCCGACACCGGAAGCGGACACATTGAATAAAAAGGGCGGCTATCTGTCAGAACATTATCTTCATCCTCCTGTGAGTTGGTTGAAGACCAGATAACCGCCAAGGCACAGCAACTATTAGAAATTAGTGATTAGCTCACTTTGGTGGTGTGGTGGCCGGTGCTTATCTTCGGCTTGTCTCGGTGGACTGCAATTCACCACACCCCAAAGGGAACTATGTTTAGCTAATGAGACGCCTGTCTTTTCACCACTTCAGGCTCGGTGGTATCTTGGTTGCTCTCACACAGCCAAAAAGGTTAATAAAATGTCAGTGATTAATGATGATTATTTCCATTTACTTCAGACAAAAATTGCTGAATTACATGGCGTAGCAATGCAAGGAGTTATCAAGCCTGAGTATTACAAAGTCCAAAACAGAACCGTGCTTATATTCAGCCTTGAAGTTATTCTCGAAGAACATCGTAAAAAATATGGGCATTTAACCAATCCGCTAAAGGGGAAATCAGCACTTCACCATATGTTGCTCAGAAAATATAAATGGCCACTTTCCGAAATTAGGTCTTTAAGCCTTCAGGACTCTCTTTTTCTTCTCCAAGAAGAGTTGGCTTTAGAATCACTACCTGAACCAGCTCAGAAGGTTATTCAGATGTTCAGTGCGCACAGAGCTAAAGATTGTTTTGATGAGGTTCGTGAAGATGAGTGGGACCCTGAATTTTACTTAGAAGTTCCAGCGCCGAGGAACTGGTAAGTTCATCTATTCGTAGATTAACATCGGCCAGCGCTTGTTTGAGTAACTCACGTTCAGCGAGCGCTGCATCCAGCATTCTGGAAGCCGTAATTTTCTTTTTCATCCAGTCATAAATCTCTTTGGTGCTGTAGTCTTCAGCCACAATCATTGGTTCATTCTTTTGCATGATGGTCTCCGGGCAATCGTTATTTATAGCTCGTGGATTCAGCCCAGCCCCCTCATACAGAAGGGGCTGGAATAAATCACATATCTTCTTTTGAGCTACTTATGCGTTAACCGGGCGCTAACCGGTTACTTAGTGATGCTTCACGCTTCCTTTCCCTCACTACGTCGCCATGGGAACCCGACCGTATTAACGCCGTCGTCACGCCGCCTGATAAGGCATCAAGATGCGGTCTATCCTCTTTACTGCTTCATAATCATTACTCCTCTTAGTTGAAATCAGCGCCAACTACCCATCAGTGTTGCCCGTTCTCACGCCGTTCTCGCTCTCGCGCGGGGATAACCTCACACCAACCGGATCGCGCCTGGTGCTACGCCACGTTTACGTGTAGGGGTCTAAACAGGTCATTGACGCTGTAAGTGTTCATATTGTTAAAGAGCGGTATTACTTCAGCTAACTCCGTTTGCAATGGTGATTGGTTTCGGTTTGTTCGCTGATGATGATTTGAATATACCCGTGAGTAATTTTTGTGTAAATACCTAAAGGTATATTTTTATTTACTTGTATGGCAATTGATTGCTTTTAATTGGAATTTATTTATTTCGGATATGCGTGATATGCTCAGAAAAGCAACAGAGAGGGCCTGATATGGAACGTGATGAGCTGGAAGAAGACCGTGCGGCATTCATCGCTGGCGAAATTGGCGGTGCAGTTGTCGAGTTGATAATCAACGGTGTGGTGATAAGTCGAGATGCGATTGTAGATAGCCTAGAGGCTAAGCGTCGCGCGGTGGGTAATGTGATCCACAAAGGTGTTTTACGGGATGCCGCTGCTATGGTGAGAAAAGGACAATAAAAACCCGGCGAAGGGGCCGGGTTAAATGTTGTTTTCTAGAAATTGCTCAGTCTGTTTCAACTTCCGACATCTAAAATTACAGTTTATTGTAAGCTATTGATTCATGTAGCAATGCTTTCCCCATTATGTACAATTGATCTTGGTTTTCTTCAGTTACGTACCAGTCTTTGTACACCGGGTTATCTGATAAAACTGCAAGCTGCAAACCCTGCATCTGTAAGCGCTTTACATGGAAGTGCTGTCCGAATACGAACGCATAAACACCATCTACCTTGAAGTTTCTTACCGAAACATCAAAAAACAACCTGTCTCCAGACTGTATAGTTGGGCACATGCTGTCGCCATCGACAGTCATCACTTTTACATCTTCCTGAGAACGATTTCCGAAAAGTGAACGAGCGTGCTCGGTGGTGAATTCAATGGCATGTAGAACCTCAACAAATTCAGAGAGCATAAAACATCCAGGACCAGCACTCACAGTAAGGTCGAGAACTTCTACACGATAATTGTCGACTTTGTGAGTGGGTACATCAACATCCATTTTTGAAGTTGGACCAAGACCATCCATCCATCCCCGGCTGATTTTCAAAGCATCCTCAATCTGACGAGCAGCCTGCTCCCCAATATTCCGCTTATTAGGTTTACCAACAGGGTAAAGCATCCGAGAAACAACAGTCGGATCAAGTCCTGCCTTTTCAGCAAACTCTCTTTGGGTCTTAAAGCGAGTTACCAACTCCTGAAGTTTGAGGCGTCGTAACTCGAAGATGTCAGGCGTTTCAGTTTTCATGATTTCATCTTACTTAAATTTACTTTGAGGTAAATGACTCCTGGGTATTGACTTGTGTTTACTTAAAGGTATATTTTCTTTCCAAGCACAGGAGGCGTGATGGAAACGTTAAGAAATTACCTAAACGCTTTGTCGCTCGAAAAACAGAGAGAGTTTGCATCACGATGCGAAACCTCTCTTGAGTACTTGCGTAAAGCCATAAGCAAAAAACAAAAGTTGGGAGCTGCCCTATCTGTTTCTATCGAAACGCATTCTGGCGGCTCAGTTAGCAGGAAAAACCTCCACCCAGATGATTGGGAAAAGATTTGGCCTGAACTTGATCATAAAAAAACAGCAGCATGAAAGTAACCACAGCATTAAGAGGTGAGTCGTGGGTAATCAACCAGAGTGTAAAGTTGAAAAACAGCCTGCGTGGCTGGTGGCTGCGATCAGAAGAACTATCGCTGATTTACCTGGTGGCTATGAAGAAGCTGCTGAAATCCTTGGGGTATATAAATCTGATGACGTAACCCCGGCAACCGATCCACTGCATAACCGACTTCGTACTACCGGTGATCAAATCTTCCCGTTGGGATGGGCGATGGTCTTACAGGCTGCTGGTGGTTCAAACCATATCGCAAATGCTGTTGCCCGGAACTCAAACGGTCTGTTTGTGCCGCTGGCAGATGTTGATGATGTTGATAACGCCGACATCAATCAGCGCCTTATGGAATCCATCGAGTGGATTGGCAGGCACTCTCAGTATATCCGTAAAGCTACAGCAGACGGAGTCATCGACGCAGCTGAACGCGCTCAGATTGAAGAGAACAGCTATCAGGTTATGACCAAATGGCAGGAACACCTGACGCTGTTATTCCGGGTCTTCTGTGCCCCTGATGAGGTTTCCAGACCTCCAGACTAATCAGTCTACGCCCGGCTCACAGACGTGACGCAGGAGGGCTTATGTATCAGGACGAATATTTTCACGTGACTATGCCCACGGTTTTTGCTCGTGAGGACGCCCCGTGGATTAAAGAGCAGTTAGCAACACTCCCGGCAGGTATGCGGGAAAAAATCGCGATGGCGTATGCGCAGGCGTACCAGGAGGCGTTCGACGCAGAACCGGTGTCTTTCCGGCAGCAGAACGCAGCACGACGAACGGCAAACCGCCGATTGCGAGAGTTTTGCACGAGATATCCCCCTGCGGTCAGGGGATATACCTCGCTCCCACCAAGGGTATGAATTTTTTTAAACCGGGTTGGGGGAAAGGGGGCGGTGTTGGGTTTTAGCCCGAAGGGCTGGAACAGCTTTACCAGAAGAGATCGATCTAACAGATAGATCACTGTATGGGGTTAAAACGTCGCTTGGGAATCCAGACGTTTAGACATCCAAAAGGAGATAAAATGATTTATTCAGACGCTAACGAAAAATGGGCCCCTGTTCCAGTTGAGCTTTATTCAAAATCTTATGAAGTCAGCAATCTTGGCCGTGTTCGCAGCATTCCGCGCCTGGCTAACTCTGAATATTTTATTCGTCACATTCACGGCGGTTTTCTCAAAGGCCGCATGCGTAAAGACGGTACCAAAACGGTTACGTTGTCCGTTCAGCGTCAGCGCGAGAAGTTTGTCATTGCCGATCTGGTTGCTAAAGCATTCGGGGAGGTATCAACCAATGCTTAACATCCAGCCTCGTGAGAAGCAGATCGTCGCACTCAACATGCTGCGCGGCGCATGGAAGCAGAATAATTCGTTCATGCTCTATGCCCCGGTTGGTTTCGGCAAAACAGCTATTGCCGCGCTGATCGCTGATGGCTTTGTCAGCCGCGAAATGCGCGTAATGTTTGTGGCCCCATATACGGTACTGCTTGACCAGACTGCCACCCGATTCATGGAATATGGTCTTCCTGGCGAAGAGATCAGTTATGTCTGGCGTGATCACCCGTCATACAACCCGACAGCGCTTATTCAGATTGCCAGCGCCGATACACTCATTCGCCGTGAATTCCCGGACAACATCGACCTGCTGATCGTTGACGAAGCCCACCTGAAGCGCAAAAAGTTGCTGGAGGTTATCGACAACCTGACCCGCAACACAAAAACGAAGGTGGTCGGTCTTTCCGGTACGCCTTTCGCCAAGTTCCTGGGCAATTACTATCAGCGCCTGATTAAGCCAACAACGATGAAGGAACTGATCGCGATTGGCGCACTGAGCAAATACGAATTTTACGCGCCGTCACATCCCGATCTCTCTGAGGTGGAAACGTCTTACGTTGCTGGTTATGGCAGCGACTACAAGGAAGGCCAGCTCAGTAAGGTTATGAGTGAAGCCAAACTGGTTGGCGACATCGTGAAAAACTGGCTGGAGAACGGGCAGGATCGCCCAACAATCTGTTTCTGCGTTGATGTGGCCCATGCGAACTACGTCACGATGGAGTTTTCCCGCGCCGGGGTGACCGTTGAAGTCATGACGGCAAGCACACCACATGAAGAACGTCAGTTGACGATTCGTCGCTTCGAGCAGGGTATTACCAAAATCATCATAAACGTTGGTGTACTGGTGGCAGGGTTCGACAGTGATGTTCGCTGCATCATCTTTGCCCGACCGACTAAAAGTGAAATTCGCTGGATTCAGACGCTTGGGCGTGGATTACGTGCGGCCCCTGGCAAAGATCACTGTCTCATCTTCGACCACAGCGGCACAGTCAACAAGCTGGGTTATCCCGATGATATTGAATACGACTATCTCCCTTCGTCGTCTGACGGCATGGAAGAAGCCCCGCAGCGTGTTACCAAGACCGACGAACCAGAGAAACTGCCGAAAGAGTGCAGCCAGTGCCATTACGTGAAACCTGCCGGAATTTATATCTGCCCGAAATGTGGTTTTAAACCGCTGGCCGGAGAAGACGTTGAAACAGACAAATCCCGTGGACTGACCAAGGTCAGCAAAGCGGAAGTTAAATACACCCCAGAGCAGAAGCAATCCTGGTGGTCTCAGATTCTTTTCTATCAGCGTACCCGCGCAGCGCAGGGACGTCCTGTCAGTGACGGATGGTGTGCGCATACCTATCGCCAAAAATTCGGTGTATGGCCGAGAGGGTTACATCACACCCCGCAGCAAATCACACCTGAAGTGACGAATTTCATCAAATCAAAACTGATCGCCTTCGCGAAGCGTAAAGAGAAACAAGGGGAAGCCGCATGAATACCAAACAAGCCGCAATTGGTCGCTGGGCTGAGATATACAAACACTACGGCCTTCCTGGAATTACCGGGAAAAACCATCTTAAAGGGGAATGTCCTCTGTGTGGTCGTAAGGGGAAATTCCGCTGTGACAATAAAAACGGTACCGGTTCATACATCTGCGTGTGTGGTTCAGGTGATGGCTGGGCGCTGCTGACAGCAAAAACAGGGAAAGAATTTAAGGTTCTTGCATCTGAGATAGACAGGCTGATCGGCAATGAATACACCTCAGATCGCACCAGTGTAAACCCGGTACGCACATCTCTGGCGCAGCAGCGTGAGAAGGTAAGTCGTAAATTTGCAAAGCTCATCCCGCTGCGTGGAACCAGTGCAGACAGTTACCTGAAGGGGAGAGGGCTTAACACCCTTCCAGCCGAAAGCGTCAGATTCTGCGACAAACAGCCGGTAGACGGTAAAAACCTCCAGGCTATTTACGCGCTGGCGACGGACGATAAAGGCGAGCTTTGCTACCTGCACCGCACTCTGCTTGACGGGGACAAGAAAGCGCAAACAGGCGGCGCAGCCAAGAAGATGATGAAGCTGCAGGAAGATAGTTATCTGGAGTTTGCTAAATCAGTTGCTATCCGCATGTTCCCCGTATCCTCCACGCTGGGTATCGCTGAAGGTATCGAAACCGCGCTGGCCTGCCATCAGATAACCAAGTGTCATACCTGGGCAACGATGAACACCGCTTTCATGAAGAAGTTCCGCGTTCCTGCCGGGGTAAAGAACCTGATTATTTTTGCTGATGCTGACTCAAACGCTGCCGGGCATGCTGCCGCATTTGAATGTGCAGCTGCCAACCTGCATGCGAAGAACGATCTGGAGAGTGTATCCGTCCGCTGGCCTGCACAGGGTGACTTTAACGATCTGCTGCTAAACGGCTCTGAAGTATTTGAATGGGTATTCCACAGGGGGATGAAGCAGTGAAGAAGCCAGCCAGACAAAAGTTAAAGGTGTACAAGCCCAAGGTCTGCGCTCAGTGCGGAAAGACTTTCACCCCAGATCGTAACCTGCAGAAAGTATGCGGCCCTCGCTGTGCGATTGACTACAACCGTGCACTGAAGGCCAGGAAAGCGGAAGCAGAAAGAAAGGTTAGCCTTAAGATTCGTAAGAAGGCACTCCAGCCTCGTGGGTATTTTGTCAGTAAGGCGCAAACGGCATTTAACGCTTTTATCCGCGAACGTGACGAAGGTAAGCCTTGCCCGTCCTGCGGCACATATTATCCCCCAATGATTTTCGGCGGTCAGTGGGATTGTGGTCACTTCCTCAGCGTTGGATCACGTCCTGAACTGCGTTTTGAAGAGAAGAACGCCTATCGCCAGTGCAAAGCCTGCAACGGTGGCGCTGGTCGCTTTACCGCTAAAAACAAGACGGTACACGAGCGCTACAGACTAACGCTAATCGAATGGTTTGGTATTGAGCTTGTGGAATGGCTGGAAGGGCCACACGAGGCGAAGCACTACTCACGAGAAGAGCTTGAAGATATTGCGGCTACTTACCGCCGTAAAACCCGCGAACTGAAAAAGCAGAGGGCAGCATGACATACGACCTTATCTACTGTGATCCACCGTGGGAATATGGCAACAGAATCAGCAACGGTGCGGCCTGTAATCATTACAGCACTATGGGCATGGAAGAACTTAAACGCCTTCCTGTCTGGTCACTGGCTGCTGAAAACGCTGTACTGGCGATGTGGTACACCGGGACCCATAACCGCGAGGCTGTAGAACTGGCTGAATCATGGGGATTCCGGGTTAGAACGATGAAGGGCTTTACGTGGGTGAAGCTGAACCAGAACGCTGCTGATCGCTTCAATAAGGCATTAAGTACAGGAGAGCTGGTGGACTTTAACGATCTGCTTGAAATGCTGGACCGTGAAACCCGCATGAACGGTGGTAATCACACCCGCAGTAATACAGAGGATGTGCTTATTGCTACCAGGGGAACTGGCTTACCACGCGCCAGCGCGTCAGTAAAACAGGTTGTGCATACCTGCCTGGGCGAACACAGCGCAAAGCCGTGGGAAGTAAGGAACCGACTGGAACAATTATATGGTGATGTGAAAAGAATCGAAATATTCGCTCGGGAAGAGTGGAACGGATGGGACCGCTGGGGAAACGAATGCAACAACAGTATTGAAATGATTACTGGTCAGATAAAAGAGGTGAACCATGCAGCGTAATATCCAAATGGTAATGGAGCGCTGGGGCGCTTGGGCAGCAAACAACAGTGAAGACGTTACATGGGCTCATATTGCGGCTGGCTTTAAAGGACTCATACCAGCAAAGACCAAATCCCGCGTTCAATGTTGTGATGATGATGCGATGGTTATCTGTGGCTGTATGGCCCGACTGAACAAAGGTAATAGTGAGCTTCATGATTTGCTGGTGGACTATTACCTGTTCGGAATGACATTTATGTCGCTGGCAAAAAAACATAACTGCTCTGATGGTCATATAGGAAAAAAACTACAAAAGGGAGAAGGAATAATTGAAGGAATGCTGATGATGCTTGAAGTGAAACTTGAAATGGATGTCGAGGTGTCATTTATTCCTGTAAGAAAAATTGTGGCGGCTGCATAAAAATAGTTTACGTACGTAAAAATATGAATAAGCTGTTAAGAGTGGTCACTTAGACGCGAACTTAAATATTTCAGAACCTCGCCAATCGGCGGGGTTTTTTCATTTCAGGCCCAGGCTAAAAACTGCAGATTAACCGTGACCGCATGAGCTTGCGGCCTGAACCCTTTCCCCTCGTTTCTGAGAGGATTCATAGTAATTGAGGGGGACAGATGTCCGAACCAATAACCGGCACAGGCTTAGCTGGTGGCGCTTTAACTGGGGCGAGTGTTTACGGACTGTTAACCGGAACGGATTATGGTGTTGTGTTCGGTGCATTTGCTGGTTCTGTTTTCTACATAGCATCAGCTGCTGATTTGAGCACTTCACGCCGATTGGCATATTTCATCGTGTCATATATTGCCGGAATGCTCTGCGCTGGATTAGTTGGGGCTAAATTGTCAGCCCTTACGGGATATAACGATAAACCGCTGGATGCCATCGGTGCCGTAATCGTTTCTGCTTTAGCCGTCAAAATCCTGACGTTCCTGAATAATCAGGATATCGGCTCGCTGGTGGCGCTGATAACGCGCCGGGGAGGTTCAGGTGGTACTAAATGACCCATCGGCAACAATCAACGCGCTGCTTTGCGCTGGGGTAGTGCTGACCCTGATGTTTTACCGTCGTGGCGACTCCAGACATCGACCGTGGATATCTCGCTTAGCGTGGCTGCTTACGGTCATTTATAGCGCCGTACCGCTGGCGTATCTGTGCGGTATCTACCCTTATTCATCGTGGGCCACTATCGGGGCCAACATTATTTTCCTGTCTGTGCTGGTTGCCGTCAGAGGCAACGTGGCACGCCTGGTTGATCATCTGAGGCAATAATGAACCAATCACAATTTCAGCAGGCGGCTGGTATCAGCGCCGGGCTTTCTGCACGCTGGTTTCCGCACATTGATGCTGCAATGAAAGAGTTTGGAATCACAGCAGTTAACGATCAAGCCATGTTTATTGCACAAGTCGGGCATGAGTCTGCTGGCTTTACTTCGCTGGCAGAGAGTTTCAACTACTCGGTAGACGGGCTGAAGAAAACTTTTGGCAAACGCCTGACGCCGTATCAGTGTGAAATGCTGGGGCGTGTAGATGGTAAGCAAGTCGCTCACCAGCCGCAAATAGCCAATCTGGTTTACGGTGACCGCATGGGGAATAACAGCCAGGGTGACGGCTGGAAATATCGCGGTCGTGGCCTGCTTCAAATCACCGGCCGTGAGAACTACACCAAATGCGGTGTGGCGCTGAAGCTTGACCTTGTCAGTACACCAGAATTGCTAACGCAAGAGCGACATGCGGCCCGTTCGGCGGCATGGTACTTCACGTTACGTGGTTGCCTTCTCTATTCGGGGGATGTGGAGCGCGTCACGCAGATTATCAACGGCGGGCAGAACGGCATTAACGACCGCCGTGAACGTTACGCCAAAGCTAAAGCCGCACTGGTGTGAGGTCACTATGGGACTTGAAATGATTATCGGCCTGATTGTTGCCGCGCTGGCAGCAATTGCCGGTGCTTTTGGTCTGGGTAAATCTCGCGGTACCAGTATCGCCGAAACAAAAGCGGACCAGCAGCGCACTGAAGAACGTTCAGCAGCTACTGAAGCCGTTGCAGAACGCCGGGTAGAAACAACAAAAGGAGCCAGGGATGTACAACAGACTGTTAATCATCTTCCTGATGACGATGTTGACCGTGAGTTGCGCGAAAGATATACCCGCAAAACCTGAAGTAACGGACACGGCCTGTGACTGGGTAAGCATAATCTACCTCACTGAGCACGACATTGAGGTTATGGACCGCCAGACGAAGAAAGATATTCTGGCACATAACAAGGCAGTACAAATTAACTGTTACACAGTCACTGAACATGGATATCGAAAGAAATAATGATTCTTAAGAGATATAAAAAAGGGGCTCATTTCTGAGCCCGAAGGATTAAGGATTGTTTTTCTCGGTAATCACTTTATCAATTAAGCTTCTGGCAATTCGATTAGCTTTGCTGTTGATTACGCCTTTGTCCGTTTCATTAGGATAAAGTAATTCGTGTACTTTATTGAGGCTTACTTGCTTCTTTAATCCCTTGAGCTTGTCTTCATCAATCATATGAACAAGTTCTTTTATGATCAATTTTAAAGCCCCGACCTCAGCATGAAGGTCATTTAATTGATGGTCGCTATTGTCATCGTATTTAGACATGATTGCTCCGTGTGTAGGTTTACTTTCAGCGCAGTGATTTTATCACATTTCGAGTATTTATCTTGGAGTGCGCTTTTGGTGCGTGTTAGGAGAGCATTTCAGATGACTCTCAAAGTGATTTTTTCAGTAGTTAGCATGGCAATCTGTTAACTGTTGGTGGCTTTGCGACAGCCTCACGGCTAAAAGGAAATCGTTATGAAGTTTCAGATCGCTAAGTTGTATCGCGGAGAGCACTTCATGGGTTATGGAATTGCTGTGAATGGACAGCTTCTTGATAACCAGGTATCGACGGTTATAGATACTCAGTGTAGAGAAATCCCCACCGTAACAGCGGTATTTAATCTTGATAAAAACCATGCTGAAAACCAAATCACTATTGATTTGCGTAATGGTGAACCATGCCAGCACTAATTCCTCGCGCCTGTCGCAAGAGAGGTTGTCCTGGCACGACTACGGATCGCTCTGGTTACTGTGAGCAGCACCGCAATGAAGGCTGGCAACAGCATCAGCAGGGTAAGAGTCGGCATGAACGTGGTTACGGTAGCAAGTGGGACATCAAACGCGCCCGCATCCTGAAGCGTGACAACCATCTGTGTCAGAACTGCCTGCGTACTGGTCGCGCTGTTGCGGCCACCACCGTTGACCATATCAAGGCTAAGGCACATGGGGGTGCCGATGATGATTCGAACCTCGAAAGCCTGTGCTGGCCCTGCCACCGCTCGAAAACAGGTCGCGAACGCATTAAATGATAATCATTATTATCGTGGTGGGGGGGGGATCAAATCCCTGTGGCCGGGGGCCCAAAGGACCGCCGCCTAGCCTTTCTTCACATCGCCGCAGGTTAGAAAACTTTTTTTGGGGTCCCCCAGCCGATGATTAATAGGAGTTTTCGATTATGTCAGGACCGCCGAAAACCCCTACCCATCTGCGTTTGGTGAGGGGTAACCCATCCAAACGACCGATCAACAATAACGAGCCGAAACCACCTAAAGGGGTCCCCCCAGTTCCCAAGCATTTCGACAAGCAGGGGAAGTACTGGTTTAAGCGGATGGCTGAAGAGTTGGACGCCATCGGTGTGATCTCCCAGCTTGATGGGCGAGCCCTTGAACTGCTTGTGGAAGCGTATACCGAATACAGACATCACTGCGACACGCTGGAGATTGAGGGGTATACGTACCGAACTGAAACGCAGACTGGTGACGTCATGATAAAGGCACACCCGGCTGCAATTATGAAAGCTGACGCCTGGAAGAGGCTGCGAGCCATGCTTGGTGAGTTCGGAATGACGCCTGCCAGTCGCTCGAAGGTAAGTACAAAAACTCCGGGCGAAGTTGATCTTATTGCTGAATTTATGAAAGCGAGGGACTGATGGCTAAAGTTTCTGATGGCATACGTTACGCCGAACGCGTCGTTGCCGGGGAAGTTATTGCCTGTGAATATGTCCGTCTTTCCTGCCAGCGATTTCTTGATGATCTTAAGCACGGTGAAGAACGTGGCATCTATTTCAGCGAACCCCGCGCACAACACATCCTCAATTTCTATAAATTCGTGCCTCATGTTAAAGGAGCACTGGCAGGCCAGACGATTGAGCTGATGGACTGGCATGTTTTCATTCTGATCAACATCTTCGGTTTTGTTATTCCCCTGGTAAATGAAGAAACAGGCGAAGTTGTGCTGCGTAATGATGGCAGCGGCCGTCCGGTGATGGTTCGCAGGTTTCGCACGGCATATAACGAAGTCGCCCGTAAAAATGCTAAATCGACACTATCTTCTGGCGTTGGTCTTTATATGGCTGGCGCCGATGGTGAGGGCGGGTCAGAGGTTTATTCCGCAGCGACTACGCGGGATCAGGCTCGCATCGTTTTTGAAGATGCGAAAAACATGGTTAAAAAAGCGAAACCCACACTTGGGCGACTGTTTGAATTCAATAAACTGGCGATCTACCAGGAGCAGACAGCATCCAAGTTTGAACCGCTTTCTTCTGATGCCAACAATCTTGACGGTCTCAATATCCATTGTGGCATCGTCGACGAACTTCATGCGCATAAAACCCGTGATGTCTGGGACGTTCTGGAGACTGCAACCGGCGCACGATTGCAGTCTCTTCTGTTTGGCATAACGACTGCCGGGTTTAACAAAGAAGGGATTTGTTACGAGCTGCGCGATTATGCCATTAAGGTGCTGCGTGGCTATAACAGCGAAGTGGAAGGCGCGGTTAAGGATGATACCTTTTTCGCCATTATCTTCACGCTGGATAAGGATGATGATCCGTTTGACGAAAGAGTCTGGCAAAAGGCTAACCCCGGGCTGGGTATCTGTAAGCGCTGGGATGACCTTCGACGCCTGGCAAAGAAGGCCAAAGAACAGGTTTCCGCCAGAGTAAACTTTTTCACCAAACACATGAATATCTGGGTGACCGCTGAGTCAGCCTGGATGGACATGATTAAGTGGGAAAACTGTGAGTTTATAGCCCCCCGTCATGAGCTGAAAACCTACCCGATGTGGGCTGGTGTGGATCTGGCCCACAAGATTGATATTTGTGCTGCGGTAAAACTCTGGCGGGCAGACAACGGTCACGCGCATGCAGACTTTAAATTCTGGTTACCCGAAGGGCGACTGGAAAAATGTTCCGCTCAAATGGCGCAGATGTATCGCAAATGGGCTGAGCTTGGGAAGCTGGAACTGACCGATGGTGATGTTATCGACCATGCGCAGATTAAAGCTGATTTTCTGGAGTGGATTAGCGGCGAAAACCTGAAGGAAACGGGATTCGATCCGTGGAGCGCAACGCAGTTTAGCCTGGCTCTGGCAGAAGAGGGTGTACCGCTGGTGGAGGTTCCGCAGACGGTCAGGAACTTTTCTGAGTCAATGAAAGAGGTGGAGTCTCTGGTTTATGGCGGGCGTTTTCATCACAGCAATCATCCGGTTATGAACTGGATGATGTCAAACGTCACCGTCAAGCCTGACAAAAACGACAATATCTTTCCGAACAAATCCACGCCGGAAGCGAAAATAGATGGTCCCGCTGCGCTATTTACTGCAATGAGCAGAATGCTGGTTAACGGTGGTGGTGAAGCTGATTTCCTGTCCACACTCGACCCTGACGAAGATCTTTTAATTCTATGAAAACATTAATGACTGATGCTATTGGGCTGGCAGGGTTCGGTTCGCTCGCTGCTGGCGTATATCTCAAGTTCGGGCTGGCTTCATCTCTGATAATGTCCGGTAGTTTGCTTTTGCTTTATGCGCTGGTGGTCGCAATGAGGGGGAAAAATGCTGCTTGATGCCCTGTTTCGCAATGAACCACTGGAGAATCCTTCTACCCCAATTACGGGAGAATCAGCAGAAACGGACAATATTTTTGCCCGCGATGTTTTTGTCAGCCCCGAAACTGCGATGAAACTGGCGGCTGTTTACGCCTGTATTTATGTTATTTCCTCAAATATTGCACAGATGCCGCTACATGTGATGAGGAAAACCAATAACAAGGTTGAAGCAGCACGCGATCATCCGGTGTTCTACCTGGTGCATGATGAACCGAATGTGTGGCAGACCAGCTATAAATGGCGTGAGTTAAAACAGCGTCATATTTTGGGTTGGGGTAATGGTTATACATGGGTAAAACGTTCCCGGCGTGGTGAGGTTTCCGGCCTGGAATGCTGTATGCCGTGGGAAACCACGCTACTTAACACCGGAGGTCGTTACACCTATGGGGTTTACAACGAAGAAGGCGCGTTTGCTATAAACCCTGACGATATGGTGCATATCAGGGCACTGGGCAATAACCAGAAAATGGGACTCAGCCCGATCATGCAACACGCCGAGACGATCGGTATGGGTATGAGCGGGCAGGCATACACCAGTTCTTTCTTCAGTGGCAATGCCCGACCAGCCGGCATCATTTCTGTAAAAAGCCAGTTGAATGATGAAAGTTGGGGGCGTTTAAAAAGCATGTGGCAAAAGGCAGTTGTTGCGCTGCGTAGCCAGGAGAATAAAACAATGCTTCTCCCGGCAGAGCTGGATTACAAAGCGCTGACTGTTTCCCCTGTTGATGCGCAGATCATCGACATGTCTAAACTGAACCGCTCCATGATTGCCGGGATATTCAATGTTCCTGCACACATGATTAACGATCTCGAAAAAGCCACCTTCTCAAACATTACGCAGCAGGCCATTCAGTTTGTCCGCTACACGATCATGCCGTGGGTAACGAACTGGGAGCAGGAGCTTAACCGACGGCTGTTTACTCGTGCGGAGCTGGCGGCCGGGTATTACGTCCGGTTTAACCTGACAGGCCTGCTACGCGGAACCCCGCAGGAGCGTGCCCAGTTCTACCACTTTGCGATCACTGATGGCTGGATGAGCCGCAACGAGGCGCGAGCCTTTGAAGATATGAACCCGGTAGACGGCCTGGATGAAATGCTGGTAAGCGTGAACGCGGCTAACCCGGCAGACGATTTTAAGGCACCAAAAACCGACGAGGAAAAAACCAATGAATGACCGTGAAACACGCTGCTATAGCGGGGAGGTTCGCGCGGAACAACGCACCGATGAGCCCACCCGCATTCTGGGTTACGGATCGGTGTTTAACAGTCGCTCGGAACCTCTCTGGGGTTTTCGTGAAATTATCAAACCCGGTGCTTTTGACGATGTGCTCAATGATGATGTTCGCGGGCTGTTTAACCATGACCCTAATTTTATCCTTGGTCGTAGCGCTGCCGGAACGTTGTCACTGTCTGTAGATGATCGCGGTCTGCGTTACGACATTACCGCGCCGGATACGCAAACCATTCGCGACCTGGTGCTGGCACCCATGTTGCGCGGTGACATTAATCAGTCGTCCTTTGCCTTTCGTGTCGCCCGCGACGGCGAACACTGGTACGAGGACGACGAAGGGGTAGTTATTCGCGAAATATCGAAGTTTTCCCGGCTGTTTGATGTCAGTCCGGTGACCTATCCCGCATATCAGGAGGCCGATTCCGGCGTCCGATCGATGAAAGCCTGGCAGGAGGCGCGCGACAGCGGTGCGCTACATAACGCCATTAATCAACGAATGGCGCGTGAGCGCCTGCTGACTCTTCTTAACGCGTAAGGAAAAACCATGAAACTGCATGAAATGAAGCAAAAACGTAACACCATCGCCACTGATATGCGTGCTCTGCACGATAAAATTGGTGATACCACCTGGACCGAAGAGCAGCGAACTCAGTGGAACGCCGCAAAATCCGAACTGGACTCGCTTGATGAGCGTATCGCTCGTGAAGAGGAATTGCGCCGCCATGATCAGTCTTTTGTTGATGAACAGGAGCCTGAACAGCGCCAGCGTCAGGAAAGTCCTGAAATGCAGGCAGAAGTGCGCCGTGCTGCAGCATTCGATCGTCTCCTGCGCCATGGCTTCGGTGAGCTGACTGCTGAAGAACGTCAGGCCGTTAAAGAACTTCGTGCGCAGGGAACGACACCTGATGATAAAGGTGGTTATACGGTCCCTACCCAGATGCGAAATACCATCATTGATGCCATGAAAGCTTACGGCGGGATCGTGAGCGTTGCGCAAATCCTCAATACTTCAAACGGTCAGGATATTACCTGGTCCACTTCTGATGGTACAGCTGAGGAGGGGGAACTGCTTGCAGAAAACGCTGCAGCAACGGAGGGGGATGTGACATTCGGCACCGCAATCCTGGGGGCTAAAAAACTGTCATCCAAAATTATCCGCGTCTCCAATGAACTGCTGCAGGACAGCGGTGTAGATATTGAAGCATACCTGGCTGGACGTATTGCGCAGCGTATTGGCCGCGGTGAAGCCAAATATCTCGTGCAGGGTACCGGCGCTGGTACACCTCAGCAACCTAAAGGACTGGCGGCTTCAGTTACCGGGACTGTTTCTGCGGCGGCGGCCGCAGTATTCACCTGGCAGGAAATGAACAGCCTGAAGCATGCGATCGATCCGGCATATCGCGGTGGTCCAAGTTTCCGCTGGGCATTTAATGACGGCACTCTTCAGGTAATTGAAGAGATGGTGGATGATCAGAAGCGCCCTCTTTGGCTACCGGATGTTGTTGGTGGTTCCCCGGCAACTGTTCTTGGTATTCCCTATGTAATTGATCAGGCGATTGATGCCGCGGCAGCGAGTAAGAAATTTATTTTCCTGGGTGATTTCAATCGCTTCATTGTCCGCCGAGTTTCCTACATGACCCTGAAGCGTCTGGTTGAGCGTTACGCGGAGTATGATCAGACCGCATTCCTGGCTTTCCACCGCTTCGACTGCGTGCTGGAAGATACAGCGGCCATCAAAGCGCTGGTGGGTAAACCGGCGTCCGGCGGCTAAGAAAGTCATCAGCAGTAAATTCCACCGCTTAGGCGGTTTTTTTGTGCCCGCAGTTCGCTGCGGGCCAGGGAAAAACGATGAGCACAACGATTGAAAAACTAAGAGCTCAGTGTCGGATTGACGCTGACGATACAACGGAAGATGAAATGCTGTTGCTCTATTACGGCGCTGCAATGCGCAAGGCAGAGAATTACATCAACCGTAAATTGTATGAAGGCGATGTGCCTGATACCGATCCAGATGGACTAAAGATTGCCGATGATATTCTGCTGGCGCTGATGCTGCTGGTCGGGCACTGGTTTAACAGCAGAGAAGAGGCATCTGATGTTGCCAAAATGAGCATCCCTTTTGGCTTTACCTCGTTGCTTGAACCCTATCAATTTATCTCTCTGTGAGGTGGTTCATGTCATGTTCCGGGTGCGCTCAGCGGCGCGAGTGGATAAAAAAGTGGGCGAAAATAGCTTATGAACGAGCAACTGGCAAACAAACTGATAGCGGCGCTGCGGGAACAGACCGCAGCTCAGAGAGAACAGACGGAAGCGATAATCCGCCTGGCTGAATCAAACGCAGCTCTGTGTGATGTCATTATCCAGTCACTGGCCGAAGATGAAGAAATTGATACTACTTCATTAGGCGATGAGCGACCCGTTTACCTGAGTCAAAGACCGAGGGGGTGATATGCAAGCCGGGAAATTGCGTCACAGGGTTACCCTGCAGGAGCCGGTAAAAGAACAGAACCCTACAACGGGAGCTGTAATTAATACATGGCGCAATGTTGCAACTATCTGGTCAGAAATATCCCCCTTATCAGCACGGGAGTTTATAGCAGCCCAGGCATCACAGGGCGAAATAACAACGCGCATAACGATTCGTTACCGTGCAGGTATTACCCGAAAGCACCGTATTCTTTTTCGTGGTGGCATCTACAATATCGAAGGTGTTTTGCCCGATCCGAAAAGCGGGCGTGAATATCTTACGCTTCCTTGTTCAGAGGGGGTAAACGATGGCTGATGGCGTTGAAGTAAACCTTACAGGACTCGAGTCACTGCTTGGAAAAATGGAGGCTGTCTCCGAAGTTACCCGAAATAAAGCTGGTCGTTCTGCGCTGCGTAAGGCTGCGAATATAATCAGGGATCGCGCCAGAAGTAACGCAGCCAGAGTTGATGATCCCCTCACCAAAGAGGCGATATATAAAAATATCGTCGCCAGCTTCAGCAGCAAACAATTCCGCAGGACGGGTGATCTTGCATTTCGTGTTGGGGTAATGGGCGGCGCCAGTCAGTATGCAAACACAAAGGCTAACGTCAGGAAAGGCAGGGCTGGGAAAACGTTCAAAACACTGGGTGATAAAAGCAATCCTGGCGGCGATACCTGGTACTGGCGCTTTCTCGAATTTGGAACCGAACATGCCGCTGCAAAGCCTGTACTGCGACCTGCGATGAATGGTGTTGATACCGCAGTAATCAGCGTTTTCGCTGAAGAAATGGAAAAAGCTATTGATCGCGCAGTAAGGCGTGCCGCCAAAAAAGGAACGACAGCATGATTGCTCCAGTGTTTTCCGTCTGTTCGACAGACCCGAAAGTTAAAGAGCTGCTTGGTGCCAACCCGGTCAGGCTTTATCCGTTTGGCATGCTTGATGATGTTCTGGTGTACCCCTACGCAGTCTGGCAGAACGTGGGCGGTGAACCTGAAAATTACCTGAGCCAGAATCCTGATATCGACCGTTATTCCATTCAGGTGGATGTGTATGGCGACACCGATGAAGATGCTCTTGCGGTGGCGCGAGCATTGCGCGATGTCATTCAGCGCAAGGCTTACATTACCCGGTGGGATGCACAGGGAAGAGACTCAACAACCCTCAAATACCGTTATTCATTCGACGTTGACTGGCTGGTCAACCGATAACTGAAAACCACTCACATCACACCGGCTATAAGCCGGTTTTTTACATCCGGAGATGACTATGTCAGTAGTGACTCAAGGCACTCAACTTTTTGTGCTCGCGAATGGTGTCGTGAGCGAAATCGAATGCATTACGGCATTCTCACCAGGTGGCAGTCCGGCAGATCAGATTGATGATACGTGCCTCAGTGAACGCAACACCCGAAAATATAAAAAAGGTTTACGTACACCAGGACAGGCAACGGCCACTCTGAACGCTGATCCAGCAAATGCCAGCCATTTGATGCTCAGCAATATGGCTGAGTCCAACGATCAAAGCGACGTAACGTTTGCGATCGGCTGGGCTGATGGGGAATCTAAACCAACAATCGGTAACTCAGAGGGTTCTGTTGATGGTCTGACTCTTCCTTCAGATCGTACCTGGTACGTATTTAAAGGTTATGTTTCCGACTTCCCGTTTGACTTCCAGGGTAATACCGTCGTCCAGACGTCTGCCACCATCCAGCGTTCCGGCCAGGGGGCATGGATTCCGAAAGCGCAACCAGGCAGTTAATTAAGCGCGGGGATCATTCCCCGCCCCATTGATGTTTATACCGGAAAACGACATGAAACTAACTCTTGATACGCTCAAGAAAACAGGTGCCTTTACGGGTCGTCCTGTTGAGAAAGAAATTAAATGGAAAGGTGCTGACGGGGAGGAACACATTGCCACAACCTATGTTCGCCCACTAGGCTATCACACTGCTACATCTGACGTTCTCGCCGGGCTAGGCAAGATTGATGGCGTTGCTGGTCGTATTGCAGCTTCAATCTGTGACGAAGACGGGCATCAGGTGTTTACCGTTGCTGATGTGACCGGTGAGGCTGATCCGGAACGTGGCGCACTGGATGGGAATCTTACAGTGGCTTTGCTGGTGGCCATTCAGGAAGTTAACGATCTGGGAAAGACGGACTCAGCGCAGAAGACGAAATCTGGTGCGAACTAGTCCTCAACGGGATTGGTGGTTGTACCATTTCAGAAGCGCAGGAATGCCTTAGCTTCCTTGAGTTCCAGCAGTGGGTTCAGTATCGTCAAAAGTACGGAAGCCTTAACCCTATGATGCGAACTGAATGGGGCGCAGCGCTGATTTCTTCTGTGCTGGCTAATGTGAATCGCGGTTCAAACACACCGGCATTCAGCATTGCTGATTTCGCTCCTCACATTGCAACGGTAGAGCGCGTCGCCGCTAACGAACCAATCAGCCTGCAGGAAGCGATGAGGACGTGGGGATAAGCAGAGTTTTTAAATTACACAGTTCCTGTTACTCTTTTAAAGCGGAGTAAAAAGGGAACCTAAAATGAGAAAAGCGATACTACTATCAGCATTTATATTTTCCTCTATGTTATATGCAGATGAAACTTCATTTGCTGGTAAATGGTTTGTTAGTGAGTCAAAAGATAAACTAACAGATAACGTCACTGTAAATGCTTGGATTACCAACAAGGATGCTTATATTAAAGGACGTTTAGCAAGAGATATAAGTATTTCTGCACGTTGCTCTAATAACAAAACTGAAGCGTTTGTATCTTTTGAAGATATTGTTTCGCATGATGGTACCAAAGTAGCTTACAGGTTAGATGACGGCGAAGTTGTCAGGGAGAAATGGTCGCGGGCTGAAGGTGGCCAAGGCTTATTTTCGCCTAATTCAATTAAGTTTCTAAAAAACCTCAAAGAACATAGGAAGCTTACATTTGGCTTTACTCCTTATGCTTCTGAAATGGTTGCCATAGATTTTGATATTTCAGGTGTGGATGAAATGATAAAACATATTTCAGATGCCTGTAATTGGAAAGTCTAGATATGATGCTTATATAAACCCCGCATCAGCGGGGTTTTTTTTTGAGGTGTTTATGGCTGGGAAATCACTTGGAACTCTTACGATTGATTTGGTTGCTAAAACTGGAGGATTTACTTCTGGTCTAAATCAGGCTGAACGTGCATCTGCCAAGTGGAGTAAACAGATTCAAGAAGATGCCGCTGCTTCAAGTGCGGCACTTGCAGGTATTGGTGTTGCTGCTGTAACTGCTGGTCTTGCTGTTGGTACGGCGGGTTTTCGACTGCTAAAAAGCACCTCTAGGCAAATTACAGAAACTGATCGGTGGGCAAAGTCATTAAGAATTTCAACACAGGAGCTTTTAGCATGGCAGTTTGCAGCTGAAAAAGCAGGAGTTTCTGGGGATCAAATGGCCGATATTTTCAAAGATATTGGTGACAAGATTGGTGATGCTGTACTGAACAAATCTGGAGAAGCTGTTGATGCACTTAATTCCCTAGGGCTTTCAGCTGAAAAGTTATCGAAAGTAAGCCCAGACAAACAACTCCTAGCTATCGGAGAGTCTCTAGGGAAAATAGGTACCAATGCAGAAAAAACCACAATACTTGAAAGTCTTGGGAATGACCTTTCAAAACTTCTGCCGCTATTTGATAATAATAACGAAAAATTAAAACAATTTATTGAACTTGCGAAAGATTATGGTGTAGCTCCTGATCCTTCTTCAATTGATGATCTGGTGAAAGTAAATCAGCTATTCGAAGATATGGAAGCGCAGGTCGCTGGCATCAAAATGGAAATTGCTGCTGGTCTGGCAAAAGTTGACCTGACCCCATTACAAAATTCTCTCGACAAGCTCCATGATGTGCTTACTGATCCAGTGGTGCTACAAGGCATTTCTGATCTTGTTTCTGAGGTTGCACAACTTGCAGGATGGCTGGTGAAGGCGGCGGCAGGAGCAGGTCAACTTGCTGCAAGCACCGGTAATCGTTTTGCTGCGTTGAGTGGGCAAATTGACTTAACCAATATCGATCAGGTGAACGAGAGAATCTCTTATTTACAAAAGAATCTTGAGGGAAAGAAAAGTATTTACTCTCAGGATAAATCAATGTTTTCTTGGCTTACCGGTAGTGACGATAGCGTTAATGCTTTGAATGAGGAACTGAATAATTTAATTGCAACAAGAGATAAACTAACTACCCCCCCTGTTGAAAATATTCCTCTCAGTGCTGCTATTGCAGGAACTGGCAATCCATTTGCATTACCCCCTGGTGGTACAAATGGGAAAGTAACTACTGATACATCATTAAAAAAACTTGAGTCTTCATTTAAATCGATGGAGACAAGTTACCTCCGTCAGATTGCTCTCATAGACACCACAGGAAAGAAAAGTGCAGAGGTTACTGAACAACAAAAACTACAATTTGATATTGCAGACGGCAAGCTAACTGGACTTAATGAAACACAGAAGCAACGCCTTGAGCAATTGGCTACAGAGGTTGATCGCCTGAATGCTGTTAAAAAGGCGAACGAGGAAAACCTAAAACTTGCTGAATACATTTCGAATCTTCAGCGTGAAAATGCTAATGCTGCGGCTTCCCTTGATGCTGACGTTATTGGCGCAGGTCTGGGTGATAAGGCACGCGAAAGGATGCGTGAGCAACTCAGTATTGAACGCGAATTTCTGGAGAAGCGAGAGGATTTGCAACGGCGCTATCAGAGCGGCGATATTCGTAGTCAGGAGGATTATGACCGCTATAACCAGGAGCTGGATAAAGCGCTGGCGGAACGACTCGACAAATACCGATCACATTATGATGAACTGGACAGATTGCAGGGGAACTGGCTAGTCGGTGCTAAGAATGGCCTGGCTAACTGGGTAGATACTTCTAGTGATTATTACACCCAGGTATCAGATTTAGTCGGTAACACCCTCGATGGCCTGGTGGATAACATGGCTGACGCCCTGAGTGGTAATAAAGCTGACTGGGCAAGTTGGGCAAACAGTGTGCTGAATGAGCTGCAGAAAGTGTTGCTCAGGGCAATTATGGTTAACACGCTTAAATCGGCTGGAGATAGCGGCTGGTTTGGTTCACTGGGTGGGATGTTTGGTAGTTCAGTAGCTGGTGCAGCATCCGCTGGCGGTGCAACACCGTCCGGAGCTTATACTGGTGCGGCATCTCAATTGAAATTCGCTAAGGGCGGCGTAATGGACTCTCCTGATCTGAGCCGTTTCCGTAATGGCGTCGTGAACAGCCCGACGATGTTTGCATTTGCAAAAGGTGCAGGTCTGATGGGAGAGGCTGGCCCTGAAGCGATAATGCCCCTTACGCGAACTGCTGACGGTAATCTCGGTGTTCGTATGGTGGATGACACAGTTTCTTCTGTTGGCGGTGTCGGGGCTCAGATCCAGCAAACCATTCAGCAGCATTTCAACATATCCGGTAACGGGGATGCGGCACTGAAGCAGGCTATGCAGGAAGCAGCGCGACAGGGAGCGAATGACGGTGCGAAACAGGCTCGTCAGGATTTGCTTCAGGACTTCTCTAATAGAGGTCAGGCAAGGCGATTGCTTGGCGTGTAACCATTATTAATATTCATTAAGCCGAAAGGCGGGAGACAGTTATGGCTTTAGAAGAACAAGTTGAAATACTTGATATTAAAAAATACAACTTAACAGTTAAGTCACTTTATTTATCTGGCCAATCTGTTTCCGTGGTATTGGAGGTGCATTCTTCACGAATGACAACGGTACCGTTGTTCAGTATGGATATCGAAGTGGAACGAAAAAAAGATGCCTGTCTCTCTTATTATGAGTCGGAAGCTATAAAAAAAGCCGCCTCACTAATCCATAATATTGCTGACAAATTGAGTGTGACGGCTTAAATATTTATTTCAAGAATGGTTCTGGTTGACTATTACCAAACATGAGCCTAACAGGTGGCTGCATAAGCTCATTGATTGCATGCTTCGTCACTGCCGTTCCGCCCATGTTAATTTTACTCAACTCACCATTAAGTTTGGCTTTTAGTGATTCGCTAAACTTCTCATTGCCGCTTTGCTCGTCTAGCGTTGAAACAATGCTGTAAAGTAAGAAGTTAGAAGCCGTCTTGATCTTCTGATTTTCTTTGGTGAGTTCATTAACCTGACGAATCAGATCATTAATTACTCTTTCCATTTTGTCTCCTGAATGAGGTTATCAACCATCCCTCTTTACCTAAGTACGCCAGTGTCCTTCCACTGACGGGCTGAGTAACAACCATAACCAGGTATGTAAATCAGTAACATCCTGACAAATGATCAGTAGCGCTGTTGTGCGCAGAATAATGCAGGAGAATCTATGGCTGTACTCGAATGGCCGGAAGATGTCTGCCCCGCGTCGCTGACATGGCGACCAGAAAGTAATACCAAAACCTTTCGATCTCCATTCAATGGGGCATCGCAGACAGCACGCTTCCCCGGTACCCGCTGGGTATGTTCCCTGACTTTTAATAACCTGACTGACGAAAAATCCAGGCGCATTGATGCTCTGGTGGCTTCGCTTGACGGTGAGTATGGCAGGGTAAAAGTTCGCGACTGGGGGAGAAGTGGCAGAGCGCCAGCGGGCGTGCCCGTTGTTGATGGCGCTAATCAGACAGGGACCCAGATTCAAAGTAAGGGCTGGACGCCGGGAACAGTGGTGCTCAGACAGGGCGATTATTTCACTGTTAACGACGAGCTGAAGATGATTACAGCCGATGTGACGAGCGCGGCGAACGGTACCGCAATGATTGCCTTTGCGCCGATGTTGCGTAGTTCGCCACCGGCTAATGCTGTCATTGAGGTCGCGAAACCCTACGGCATTTTCAAACTGAAGGATAACCAGCAGGGTGCCGGTAACCGTATGCCGGGTGTTTTTACCAGTTACACGCTGGAGCTTGAGGAGGCATTTTAATGCTGTATTCCCCCTTTTCGGATTCGATGGTGGACTGGTTATCCCGCGACAGGGTGACGGTTGCGATCGCCGCCAATATCCAGTTTGAGTCCGGTACCGTCTATGTGCATTCCGGTACCGGGACGCTGGTTCTTGGTGGTTATGTCTATTACGGCATGGGGCGCATGGGTTCTGTTGATGATGCCAGTGAAACCAGCACGACAAGCCCCACGCAGGTCAAAATGACCCTATCAGGTCTGGATATGGCCCTCTTTGCTACCACGCTGAATGAGCGATGTGTGGGCAGAAATGCCGAAATCTACTTGGTGGCCATGGATGATAACGGTGTTGTCCAGGTTTCCGATCTCCTGTTTAAAGGGCGGGTATCAAGTACGGGGGCGACAGCTGGCGGGACAAACGCCCTGCAGTACACCATCAGTAATATTTTTGAAGACTGGCAGCGTCCTTTCCCCGATCGCTATACCGATGAATCGCAGCAGGCTGCTTATCCCGGCGACCGCATATTCCGGTATGTGGCGCAGATGTCTGAACGTTCGATTTACTGGGGCAGTAAAAAAGATGCGCCAGGATTTACCTATAAGTGAGGAAGCATGAAGCATCCGGACTGGCATAACAGATTAATTACCGTAATAAGGGCCGCTGAAAATCGGCCTTTTTTATGGGGCAGTCATGACTGCTGCCTGTTCGCGGCAGACTGCGCTCAGGCCATGTGCGGCGAGGATTTTGCGGCAGACTGGCGCGGAACATACGACAGTGAGCATGGGGCAAAAAAGGCGATATTGCGCGGTGGCGGTTCGCTTGAAAAGGTGCTGGCCCGTTATCTCGACGAAGTACCGGTGAAACTGGCGCAGCGTGGGGATATTGCCGTTGTTGAAAATGCCGGAGCGCGATGCGCCGGGGTGGTGTATTCCGGCGTTGTATGGGTTCCTGGCGAAAATGGTCTTGTCAGTCTTCGGGTTAAACCGTTGAGTGTCTGGAGGGTGCGTTAATGCCTGCTGCTGTTCCTATCGTTGCCACCATTGCCGCAGGTGTGGCAGCGGCAAATGAAATGTATGCCATTGCGATGGTTATCACTGTCGCAGCACAGATTGCCACTCAGGCGCTGACCAAGACCCCGTCGCTGAATTCCTACCGTGATACGTCTGAACGCAAACAGGTTCTGCGCGCTGCGGCCAGTGCCAAAACCGTTGTTTACGGTCGCTCAACGTCGGCGGGCACTTTGTTCTTTTCCGAAGAGCAGGCTGGCGAACAGGATGATGGTGAAATGTTGCATCTGGCCATCGCCCTTGCAGGGCATCCGTTATCCGGTGTGCAGACTGTCTGGCTGGGTGATGAGCCAATCAGTAGCTATCCTGAGCATGCCTTTTTCGAGCTGCACACCAACCGCCAGACGGCGGACCCGTACATGCTGGAAAACTGCCCGTCATGGAAAGAAGACATGATCGGGAAAGGGATCACCTGGCTGCGGGTATCCCTGAAATTCAATGCTGAAAAATTCCCGGCAGGTATCCCTAACATCAAGGTCGAAAAGCAGGGGCGGGCTATTTATGACCCGCGCACCGGTTTAACGGGTTACAGCAATAATGCGGCGCTGGTTATCCTGGACTATTACCGCAATTACCTGAAAGTGCCCGACACCAATATTCTCTGGGACCAGTTTCAGGAAGCGGCGAACATCTGTGATGAGGATGTGATTACTGGCGGTAATACCGTTGAGAAGCGTTACACGATTAACGGTGAGTTCGATCTCAGTGAAAATAAGGTCAGTATCCTGGAAGGAATGCTGGCGGCATGCGCCGGTGATGTAACGTATACCGCAGGTAAACATGGTCTTCTGGTCGGGGCGTATTACGGACCCGCGACAGAGGTGATCACTGAGAGCCAGCTGGCCGGTGATATTGAAATCATGCCGGAAGTCTCTCAGGCGGAACGCGTTAACACCATCAAGGGGACATTTGTCGATCCGCAGCAGGGTTATACCGAAGCGGATTTCCCCTCTGTGTCTGTCAGTGAATGGGTGACAGAAGACGGCGTGGAAATATCGCAGGATATGAAGCTGCGATTTGTGACCTCTGAATTTCAGGCCCAGCGACTAGCTGACGTGAAGTTAAAGCGCACCCGCATCGCCAGAACCATGAACGTTACGTTGAACCTGAGCGGATACCGTTACCGCCCGGGAATGTACGTGAAAGTGAATTTCCCGTCTATCGGTATCGTTAACGTTGAGATGCGAGTAACAGACTGGAAGTTCGGCGTGCAGAACGGTGTGCAACTGACGCTGAAGCAGGAAACGGCAGATGTCTGGGGAGACGCCGTTGGCAAACCGATTGAGCGACCGCCGTTCACTCAGTTGCCATCAGGTGGAGTGGCGCAGCCGCAGAGCCTGAAATACACCGTGGAGGAAATCGGTCAGGTCGTACAGGGCATTTTGTCCTGGCAGAATATCGGGCAGGTGGTTTACAACAAAGTGATCATTCGCCGCAATGGTCAGATGGTCATGTCCGTCCAGGTTCCTGGAACGTTCACGCGTCTTACCGGGTTACCGAAAAATACCTACACAGCCCACGTTATTGCCGTAAACCAGATGGGGGCAGAGTCGCCAGAAGGGTATCTGGAATTCAGTATCGAAGCCCCGCCAGCACCTTCCCATGTTGATATTGAGCAGGGATTCTTTGCCGTCACGCTGATCCCGCGTCTGGCGGCGATCACTAATGTTTCCACGCAGTTCGATTTCTGGACGTCAGGTGAAACGAAACTACCTGATACCTCAACAGCGACCGTGGAAGTGAATGCAAGCCGCGAAGGCATGGGAACCACATGGACAAGCAATCAGCTACAGGTTGGACATACCTATTACTGGTACATCAGAACGGTTAACGCCTTTGGTGCATCCGGTTTTATCGAAGTTCCGGCGTTGTGCTCAATGGACACGGGCGGGCTGATTGACATCATAGATGATCAGATTCAGAACTCTGACGCGTTCCAGAATATTAAGGCCGGGGTTGATACTAACCTGGAAGGCATTATGGAAAATGCGCTGGCAAACCACGGAACCGTTGAACATCAGTGGGTGCAGTACGGTGAAGTTCGCGCGGACATATTGATTGTGAAAACAACCGTCGCAACTGCAGAGCAGGGACTTGCTGATTTATCCACCTATGTACAGGCTCAAATAGGACCGGAAGGAAGCCTGACTTCTGCGGTCAACCAGAAAATGACGGCTGAAGTAAAAAGTGACGGAACAGCCAAAGCCTCTTACACCCTGAATATGGGCATTGTGCGAGACGGTGTTAAATACAATACCGGATTTGGCATGTCTATTGAGCCATCAGGAAACAGCTATAAATCCACGGTTGTATTTGCCGCCGATCAGTTCGGTATTTACTCCGGTAACAATCCAGGTAACTGGCAGGCTGCATTCTTTGTCTATAACGGGCAGGTATTTATTCGCAGTGCGCTCATCCAGGAAGCGTCCATTGATTTTGGTAAAATTACCGACTCTCTGCAATCGGCGAATTTCATTCCCGGTGTAAGAGGATGGAATCTTCCCAAGAATGCCAGCCCTGAATTCCACGGAAAGTTATATGCCGACAGTGGTGAGTTCGCATTTAACGGGGTTAATAACACCGTCGTAATTAACGGCAATGGACTAACTGTCAATTTATCTGGCGGTGGGCGGGTTGTCGTCGGGAGGTGGTGATATGCCGGAGGGGATATTAATCGACTATAACGATGGCCGTCCGGTTATGGCAATTACTGCGGGGCTGCGAGCCCCCAGTTTTTGCACAACGTTCTCGGGCTGGTCATCCCAGTCAATGCAGTACCCGGTCAATACGCCACTTGTTCCCGGTTCACAGGTTATCGTGGTGCCAACCAATCCCATTTACATCTATTCCTTTGCTGAATTTGATGTGGCCATTATGACTGGAGTCACCCGAAACGGGGACTCCGGGGTCGTCATTGGTGCTGAGACAATCGGGGGTAAAGCCCTTACTCCAGACTGGTCAGGTTATGTCATGGAGCTGCTTCCCGCGGCGACGTATAACGAAGGATTATTGGTTTCAAACTCGACTGACTTCACTGCCATATCCAATCAGGCCGCACTGATGACCTGCGCTTATTCCGGACGCATTACGGTTAACGGCAGTGCGCCGCTTCCGGTGAGCGGTATTCCTTTTGGCAAATGGGATAACCCGAATGTGTCGGTAGGGTTTGATGGCGGCAATATCATCGTTCGCGATATTTCCTACACAGGACGGGACGACGTGGCCGGAACGGTGACGATTGACCTGGTGATATTCAATCAGACCGCACCTGTCGGCGGCGACGGTATCACGATGACCAACGCCGCAGGCCAGGTCACGTTCTCCACGCTGAAACGCCCCTTTGTGTATGACCGACAAATCCAGATCACTGATGCCTTTCAGGATATTGGCGGCGGGTTTTGCCAGATAGTCTATACCGGCGTTCAGGTACGAATGATTGGTGGATGGGGAAATATCAGAACCAAAGGCGTGGTCATGTCAGGCGGTAGCGTCAGGTCAGCCTACAACAAAGTGTTTGCGGACCGCAATTCTGGTGCATGGGATATGACCCGTAACAGAAATATCGCCATGCCCATTCTAATTCTTCCGAACATGTACTGAGGAAAAACTATGTCAGCAGGAACCTTAACCCTGACGAATAACTCTGCTGCGGTTGCTGGCAGCGGGACCGCGTTTACTACCGAGGTGGCGGCCGGAGATTTTATTGTTGTCACTGTCGGTGGTGTTCCCTATACGCTTCCGATTAAGTCCGTGGAAAGCGGTACAGCGTTGACGCTGGTCAGTAACTTTACTGGGCCAACACAATCTGGCGCGGCCTGGTCAGCTGTTCCTCGTGTGGCGCTGAATATGGTCACCGCGGCGCTGGTGGCGCAAAGTGCTGAAGCGCTGCGAGGCCTGAATTACGACAAACAGAACTGGCAGCAGGTTTACAGTGGTGCTGGCAGCATCACCGTGAAGTTACCGGATGGCACTACATTCACCGGGCCGTCATGGAAATATCTGTCCGACAATATGGCGACAAAATCAGATGGTGCGGTTCCCGTTAACCAGGGCGGCACGGGGGGAAAAACCAAAGAAGATGCTCGTACTAATCTCGGTTTAGGTAATAGCTCGACAAGAAACATCGGAACAGTCACAGGAACTGTAGCCGCCGGTGATGACTCCCGACTTAACACAGTGAACGGCAAGGCGTCTGGTGTCGTAAAGGGTGATTTCTTTACCCTGGATAATAGTTACGGCCATACAACCCAGTTATTGACATACAACCCTGGAACAGTGGGTACGCATTTTGGCGGCATGTCTATGAAGCGACCCAATTCACAGGGATGGATTTTGTCGCAATACACTACGACTGATTATGAAGTTCAGTCAGTGACGATCGGCATCGATGCACCAGGCGCAAACGTTAACTGGATATTCAACCGTAACGGACAGGCAACCGGAACCTGGGTGAATAACAGTGACAGCAGGATTAAGAAAGACATCAAACCAATCCCGGAGCCACTCGTTGCCATGAAGAAAATCAGGGGCTGTTCGTGGACACGCCTTGACTCTGGTGTAACCGGTTTTGGTTTTATCGCACAGGAAGTACGGGAAGTATTTCCTGAAGCGGTTCATGATTTTGGTCAGACCATGACTATGGAAGATGGCAAAGAAGTTGAAAACGTCCTGTCGGTCGATACCAGTGGAGTATCAGCTGCACTCCATCATGAGGCGATACTGGCATTGATTGTGGAAATTGAAGAGCTTAAAACTGAGATGAAATCCCTAACAGGAGTGGGGCGGTGAAGCTGCCGCAACCATGCCGTATGCAAAAGCATGACTGCGGCGACTGGCAAACGTCCGATAGTGCGAGTATTGAATGATGGCCAGTCACGGCGGATTGTACTTAAGTGATATGACGGTTCAAGGCACTTAATCTGAAACCAGCCACATATCAGCCTCTTCAAACATTTCCTGAACAGTACGGCTTATCTGTTCTTTCTCATGCTTGCTGGCATCAGTATTGATCGCCGGCAGTGTCATCATCGGTTTTACCCGAACATCAGCATCGGGGAAGATCCGGTGAACCCTCTTGGTTAACTCGCCCAGAATGATATCTTTTGCACCTGGCAGACCATCAAAATTCCTTTTGTCATAAACGAGTTCCACGAACAT